CGGGTTCACCTCGAACCAAACGGCACCGTTACCGTGGAAACGGACATGACCGACATTGGCACCGGCAGCTACACCATTCTGGCCCAGACGGCAGCGGAAATACTTGGCGTACCGCTGGAGCAGGTTGCGGTTCACCTCGGCGATTCCAGTTTCCCGGTTTCTGCGGGTTCTGGTGGACAATGGGGCGCGAATACCTCCACCTCCGGCGTTTACGCCGCCTGTATGAAGCTTCGCGAAATGATTGCCTCGGCAGTCGGGTTTGATCCTGAGCAGTCGCAGTTTGCCGACGGCAAGATTACCAACGGTACCCGAAGCGCCACGCTACATGAAGCCACCGCAGGCGGCAGACTGACAGCGGAAGAGAGCATTGAATTCGGAACACTGAGCAAAGAGTACCAGCAGTCGACCTTTGCCGGGCATTTTGTGGAGGTCGGCGTGCATAGCGCGACGGGAGAAGTTCGGGTCCGGCGTATGCTCGCTGTGTGTGCTGCAGGACGCATCCTGAATCCGAAAACTGCGCGCAGCCAGGTCATTGGCGCAATGACTATGGGCATGGGTGCGGCACTGATGGAGGAGCTGGCGGTGGATGACCGTTTGGGCTACTTCGTTAATCACGATATGGCGGGGTATGAGGTGCCGGTCCATGCGGATATCCCAAAACAGGAGGTGATTTTCCTGGATGATACCGACCCCATATCCTCCCCGATGAAGGCCAAAGGTGTCGGTGAGTTGGGCCTGTGCGGCGTGAGCGCGGCTATCGCCAACGCGGTGTATAACGCCACCGGTATTCGGGTACGGGATTATCCCATCACTCTGGATAAGCTGCTCGATAAGCTGCCGGATGTGGTTTAAGGAGAAACAATGTCATACCCGCTTTTTGATAAAGACGAACACTGGCATAAGCCAGAGCAGGCGTTTCTCACCGATGACCACCGGACCATTCTGCGCTTCGCCGTAGAGGCGCTAATGTCCGGTAAAGGAGCGGTGCTGGTGACGCTGGTGGAGATACACGGCGGCGCGGCGCGCCCGCTCGGGGCGCAGATGGTGGTTCGCGAAGATGGTCGTTACTGCGGTTTTGTCTCTGGCGGCTGCGTGGAGGCCGCTGCCGCTTTTGAAGCGCTGGAGATGATGGGCTCAGGCCGCGATCGCGAAATTCGCTATGGCGAAGGTTCGCCGTGGTTTGACATCGTTCTGCCCTGCGGCGGTGGGATCACGCTGACGCTCCATAAACTACGCTCGGCACAGCCTCTGCTCGCCGTGCTGAACCGTCTGGAACAGAGAAAACCGGCGGGGCTGCGCTACGATCCGCAAGCACAATCGTTGGTGTGCCTGCCCACGCAAACCCGAACGGGCTGGAATCTCAATGGCTTTGAGGTGGGGTTCAGGCCATGCGTCAGGCTGATGATTTACGGACGTTCTCTTGAGGCGCAGGCAACCGCGAGTCTTGCAGCAGCCACAGGCTATGACAGCCATATCTTCGATCTTTTTCCGGCCTCAGCCAGCGCTCAGATCGATACCGACACGGCGGTCATTTTGCTGTGCCATGATCTCAACCGGGAGCTGCCAGCATTGCAGGCCGCGCGAGAAGCAAAACCCTTTTATCTCGGCGCATTGGGCAGCCATCGAACCCACACGTTACGTCTGCAAAAGCTCCACGAGCTGGGATGGTCCAGGGAGGAGACAGCGCAAATCCGGGCCCCCGTCGGGATATTCCCCAAAGCCCGGGATGCGCATACTCTGGCACTCTCCGTGCTGGCAGAAATCGCCTCTGTACGTCTCCATCATGAGGAGGATTCATGCCTGCCCCCGTCGTCCTGATCCTTGCGGCCGGGCGTGGAGAGCGCTTTCTCGCCTCCGGGGGAAATACCCATAAGTGTATCGGCTGGCGTCAGTCCCCGGAGGTTGCGCCTTATCGCTGGCCATTTGAAGAAAACGGGAGAACTTTCGACCTTGCGATTGAACCGCAGATTACGACTAATGATCTGCGTCTGATGTTGAGGCTGGCTCTTGCCGGCGGAGGAATAACAATTGCCACTCAGGAAACTTTCAGGCCATATATTGAAAGCGGTAAGCTTGTATCGCTGCTTGATGACTTTCTTCCACAATTTCCGGGCTTCTATCTGTATTTCCCACAGCGTCGCAATATTGCACCAAAGCTCCGCGCCCTGATTGACTACGTCAAAGAATGGCGGCAGCAATTGGTTTAAATAGCTGCACCTGCACTGCCTGATGTCAGAACAGTATTTTGATGAATTGCCAAGGTTACAATGGCACAAATGCGGCACAGGAGGAAACGTGGTGTATTTAAATATGGGGTAACTCTTTGATTTTAATGGTGCGATAATAGGAATGAACATTACAAGTTAACACATTGATTTATAATAGATTATAATATTCAAAAAATATAACTATACACATATCTATACACACTGCGTGCGTCGCTTGTTTTTCGCACAATTAAAAATAAGAAAAAAGTTTTTTTTCGAAAGAACTGTTCACACTGTTCACATTTCTGTTTTCTCCTTTTATTTCAGCATGATAGGTGGTGAATAATGGGTGAAGGGTGAACATTCGATTCTTCACCTCCGGCATTCTGCCGGTGTGACTCATACCGGTGATTAATCCCCCGTACTGAAAATCGCACAGGGAGAAAAAAGTTTTTTTTGATTTGATTGTTCACACTGTTCACCTTTCATTTTTCTCTTTTAATTTCAGTGTGATAACGGGTGAATATACGGTGAAGGGTGAACAGTGGATTGTTCACCTTCGGGGGAGGTCGGGATAAAAAAAAGACCGGCAGATGCCGGTCAGGTGGGTCAGGTTGTTGCAGGGTCGTCACATTTTGGCAGCCAGTCGCCGTAGCTTTCCTCTTTCAGTGTCAGGTTGGTCTGTATCCCCTGTTTGGTATGGCGCTTCTCGTAATTCAGTCCGTATTCCTTCAGCATCACCGGCAGCCCCAGCCCGAACATTTTCAGACTGAGTACATTCCGGTAGCCGTTTGCCTCCATGTAGGCCAGATAGGCGTGATAGAGGTATTTACGGTAATTACGCGGGATGATACTGGCGTTCCCCATATACATGCCGCTGGTCTGCGGCAGGGTTTCCAGATAGCCGATAAAATCAAACGTCGGGTCGGCATCCCGTTTGATGTTCAGCGCCTCGTCTGAGTTCTGCTGGGACTGAAGCAGTGACCGGGCGAGCATCGGGTCGCTGAACTTCTGCATCAGGTGACGCACGATGACCGCCAGCTCGCGGGTGATTTTGTCCTTAAGCTGCGGGTCGCGCTCCTGCGGGGCTATCTGTTCCGGGAAGTGAATAATCACCCGCCGGCGTGACACGCCGCCGCTGCGGTCGGTGAAGCGCATCGGGTTATTGTTCACGGCCAGAATTACCGCCGGGATGTGCGTGGAGTACGCATCCCGGTATTTCGGGTCAACGGACACCGCATCGCCGCCGGTGATGGCCTTGAGTCCGGCTCCGTCGCCGCTCCATTTTTCCTGGTCCGGCAGGCGTATCAGTGAGAAGCCAGTTAACGCGGCACGTTCACGCGGGGATTCCAGCGTCTCAATGGTGGCCGACGTGGCGTTATCCTCCCCGGCCAGCAGGGTGGCTATTTCGGCCATGATACTTTTGCCGCTGCCGCCGGGACCGGTCACCTCCAGAAAGAGCTGCCAGTCGTAGCGGTTTGCCAGCACCATAAACAGTGCGGCCAGAATCACGTCGCGTTTTTCCGCACGACCACCGGCAGCACGGTCAAGCCAGCGCCAGAACGCGGGAGCGTGGGTTTCCAGCGTTTCACCGTCCACCGGCGGGGTGAAATCCACATCACACAGGGTACGCATCCAGTGTGACGGACTG